ACAAAGCCCGCACATTGAAACGAGGGGAGCGTTACCGATTCACACAACCGCCGCGGTTCGCCGACCGTGGGACGGGGCGCGCAGCGAACGCAACGCCGACTCGCCATCAACCGAAGCGTATTACCGGCGCATTTTTGCGTGGCTTGACCCTGACGCCGACCCGACCCGCAAGTCGTCGTACGGGTTCCCACACCACGAAGTTTCGAACGGTGGCACACCGGGCGCCGCGGTTCTCGACGCGTTGGCCGCTGGTGTCGCAGCGTTAAACGGCGCCCGCGGTGGCTCAAACATTCGCGGGGAGCAACGACGCCGAATTTGGGCGCATCTCGCGCACCATTACGAAGCGCTCGACATGGAAGCACCGCCGCTACGGTAACGCGCGCTAACCTAGACACAAACGCCGACGGCACGCCGCGATTGCACCTGTCGTCACCTTTGGAAATTCTGAACGTGACAACAGGAGAAACGTTTTATGAAACTACTCGACCAACTGGTCGCGGAACGCGAAGAAATATCGGTAACACAAAAAGCGATGTACGCACGCGCCGAAGAAGATCTACGCGACCTCACCGAAGCCGAGGACAAAAACCTCGCTGACCTACAAACACGGGCCGTAGAACTCGATTCCCGTATCGCGAATTTGCATGACACCGTGAAGCGCGAACTAAACGCGGACCGAATGAAAGCCGAGGTAAGGGCGTTGAACGCAGAAAACCCCGAAGAAGAACCAGCCGTGGGGCAGGCCGTCGTTAAGGACGAACCGCTCACCTACCGGCAAGACAACCACGAATTTAGTTTCGTAAAGGACTTCATTGATTCGGTTGTCTCAAAAGACATTGGGGCGACGCAACGTATCCAACGACATCAGCAGGAAATGGAAACCCGCGACGGCACCAGCGCCAATATGGCAGGGCTAGTGGTTCCCCAATACCTGACCGATCTAGCGGCACCGCTCGCTAGGGCCGGCCGTCCGTTCGCGGACCAATGCCGTTCGCTGCAGCTACCAGCCGAGGGGTTAAGCATCAACATAAGCCGGGTTACCACGGGGTCAAGTGCAGCGATCCAAGCCGCCGAAAATGATGCCGTATCGGAAACCGACATCGACGACACCCTTTTAACGTCGAACATTTCGACCGTTGCGTCGGCTCAGCAAATCAGCCGGCAAGCTATGGAACGCGGCACCGGCATTGACGCCTTAGTAACTGGCGACATGATGGGCGCGATGTCCACGGTGTTAGACAACCAACTGATTAACGGTTCCGGGGCGTCTGGGCAACTGCTCGGCATTTCTCAGGTAACGGGCATCAACGCCGTAACGTTCACCTCGGGTTCGCCGACGGTCGCTCTGTTCTATCCGAAGCTCCTTGATGCTGTTCAGCAAATCAACAGCAACATCTTTAGGGCACCGGACCTCATTGTGATGCATCCACGCCGTTTGGCATGGTTGCAAGCGGCGGTTGATGGTAACGACCGTCCGTTGGTGCTACCTATAGCGAACGTTCCACAAAATGCTATGGGTACCGGCCCGGCGGCGGGTTACGGCAACACCGGGACACAAATAGCTGGGCTTCCGATTGTCACCGACGCCAACGTGAGAACCGACCTCGGTGCTGGAACTGAAGACGCGGTTTATGTTGTTTCTCGAAACGACATGCTGTTGTTCGAGGACGGCGGCCCAATGTTTATGCGAATGGACGAAACGGCAGGGTTGAACTTGACGTTGACGCTTGTCGCGTATTCATACGTTGGGTTTGTGCCGGGCCGCTACCCGGCTGCAATATCGGCCATAACTGGTACTGGCCTTATCGCGCCAACGTTCTAACCCTCGGGTTAGATGTCCACTCGACGGGGCCGGGTCAACTAGGCAGGCCCGGCCCTGTCAAGATCTTTAAGGAATCTATGCCGACCACTCACGACGAACTTTGGGAAAAGCAGGCTCCTAGCCGGATTCAGAAACCCGCGCCGCCGGCACCGAAAAAGAAAGCACCGGCGAAAAAGCCGGCCGCCAAAAAATAGTGGCGTACACGACGACGGCACTTGTTAAAGCGTCGCTAGGGATTCCGACGGGGACAACGTCGGAAGATACTTACATCGCGGCCGCTATCGGAGCCGCCGCAGACGAAATCAACAAGTTTTGTGGCCGCACGTTCGAACCTGACGCGGCAGCTACAACCCGCGTTTATCAGCCATCGACGAACGTTTTGGCATACACCGACGATTTCCACACGACAACAGATTTGGTAGTCAAACAGGACGATTCAAATAACGGCACCTACGCCACCACCTTGACAATTACCACCGACTTTATTGTGATCGGTAACGAGGCGCCGTTTAACACAATCCGTTCGGTTTCTAGCCCATTTCCGCGGTACACCTCGGACCGACCGACCGTTGAGGTCACCGCGAAATGGGGCTACCAATCCGCAATTCCCGACGCGGTGCAACAAGCCGCCTTAATACTGTCCGCCCGTTTGTTTCAACGCCGCAGCAGCCCGTTAGGCGTCATGGCTGGCGTTGTGAACGACTTTGGGCCAATCAGGGTATCTAGGGTCGATCCCGATATTCAGCGCCTGTTATCGGGTTACAGGCGGATCGGTGTCGCGTAGTGGCTGACTACGCCGCAATCAAGGACGGGCTGAAAACGCGGCTCGAAACACTCGCCGACCTGATCGCGGTGTTTGACACGGTGCCCGATCGGGTGGTGCCACCGGTAGCGGTCGTCGTTCCCGGCGCCCCTCCGGTGGACTACAACATTTCGATGGGGAAATCGACGAACGCCAGCCAGCTTCAACGCTTCAATTTCGAGGTTTTGATTTTGGCGCAACGATTTTTTGCAGAAACCGCGCAAAACAAACTCGATAGCTATGTTTCAGGTACCGGGAGTGTCTACGACGCGATCGCCGGGGACACTACGCTAGGGGGCGAAGCCGCGGACGCTCGCGTAACAAGAGTCACGGATTACGGCCAAATTGTCGTCGGAGAGGGCGAATTTATGGGATGTCGAATGGATGTTGAGGTGTACGCAGTATGACCGACTACAAAATCAAAGCTCACAATGTGACGTTCGGGAAACCGGGCGAAACGGTGACAGGAAAAGAACTCGAAGCGTTGGGCGTCAATATCGACGCACTCGTCGGGGGCGGTCATTTGGCCGCAGTAAAGGCCAACACAAAAAAGGATGGTTCATAATGGCCGCATTCATGCTCTATAACGCTTCGGTCACGATTAACTCGGTTGACCTAAGCGACCACGTTACGTCGATCACGTTCACCGAAAACGCGGCGGAACTCGAGACAACCGCTATGGGCGATTCGAACGTCACCCTGATCGGCGGTTTGAAGTCCGGTTCGATTGATCTCGAATTCAATCAGGACATGCAGGCGTCGGAAACGCAGGCCACCATACGGGGCCTTTTGGGGACCGTTACCACGGTTGTCATTAAAAGCGACGCTAGCGCCGTTTCGGCGGCTAACCCGTCGTGGACGTTTTCGGCACTTGTTACCGAATGGCCGTCCGTGAACGGGGCCGTTGGGGAACTCGCAACGGCGACCGTTAGTTGGCCGCTCTCAGGTGCGGTAGTCGAAGCAACCAGCTAAAAAACAAGGAGAACACGATGCTGCGGGCACAAATCCAAGTAACAAATAACCAGGGCGTCATGCATAGTTATGACGGCACCGGGGCACTATTTATTGCGTTCGAACAACATTTCGACCTGTCGATAATGGAACTCGGCGAAAGTCCACGGCTGGAACATATTTGGTGGCTCGGTTACGAAGCCGCCCGACGTATGAACCAGCACGACGGGCTGACGTTCACCCAGTGGTGCGACATCACGCAAGAAGTAAATTTTGAGGCCGACGACGACCCTTTAGTCGAAGAAGCTACGCCTACCGGATAGGACAACTGGCGCTAGCTACCGGGCAACCCCTGGACGTGTTACTCAACGTTGATTCGTTGACGCTTATGGGATTGCTTACGGCATGGAACGAGAAAGTAAAAGCCGAAGAAAAGGCAGCTAGGGCGGCGAGGCGTGGCAAAACCAGCTACCGGTAGAAAAACCACCATCGAAATAAAAGGGTTACGGCAGGCTCAACGAATTATGGGCCGAATCGACGCCGACTTTCGAAAACGTTTCAAGGACATTCACAAAGGCGCCGCCGATATTGTCGCCGAAGAAGCGCGGCGGCAGGCACCCGTACGAAGCGGGCGATTAAGAAAGGACATACGGACCAGCGGCACCGCCAAAGGCGGCGTCGTCCGTGTCGGCCGCAAACGAATTCCTTACGTGGGACGCGTCATATTTGGT